TATAGAAGTTTCCAAATTCTCCTCACCTCCTGGTAAATTAATTCCAACCTGCTCTACAGCTAAAAAAGTAGATCCAAATGAGTTCCCATTCTTTAACATACCATTACCAAAAACCAACGACATTTTATTATTACTGTCAACTTCGGTAACAAATCTTTTTGAAGTTTTTATAAATTCTAAAGAATATGGTACAGGTGTTTTTAATAAAGCTGAAGTGCCAGGAGTATTGTATCCCCCCGCTCTATCATCATCTGAACTATAATGTTTTTCAGTATAAACCTTATCTTTTGATAAACTGTCAACTTCATACCAAATACTACCATTTGAATCTTGAACCTTTAAAACTTCTATAACATTACTTTCTGGTAAAACTATTTTTTTAAATTTAACAGGTTCACCAATTGTAAAATCCTTTGTCTTTGTCTCACCTGATATAGCCTTTACTTTCCTCGTAAAAGTATATGTTTTAGGTACACCAGTAGTGGGATCAACCTCTCTAACTTTATTTTGTGGATCTAATGATGAACTAATCTTAAAATCCATTACAGAAAGAGTTTCAAAAACTAATGATGGATCTGTAGATGAAGCTACTTGCATTCCTTTATCTATTATAGGAGCATCATCATATATTGGTTTACCATTTTCATCAGCATTAACTGTTACAGTAGTTGTCAATGTAGTATAGGCTGGAGAAATTGAATTAACCTTATACCCATGAGATTTAGCTAGAGTTACAATATTTCTTCTTTCTTCTGCTAATGGTAACATCATCTCTTTATATTGGTTATCTATATAAAAATTAAGAACATCACCAACATACGCTGAAAGTTCAAGTAACATCATTCCAGGAGATGTTTCATTGAAATCTTGATATGTATTTGGAAAATATGATTTAGTATAATTTATCAGAGAAGATTTTAAATCATTAAAATCTCTACCAATATAATTAATATTACTATTTTTTATCATATTACTTTTAGAACTTGGCATTATATTTCTCCTAAATATTACCTGGCATTGGTATTTGTACAGATTCGTGAGTTGAAGGATCTCTCTTTAAACTAAAATTTATAGAAATTTCCATCGTACTCCTAAAATCCCCAGTTTCATTATCAGACATTTGAACATCTATCTCATTAATTATAACAAATGGAAGCCAATATTCCATACTTTCTTTAACTACACTTTTAACCTGATATACAATTTCATCTGAATATGGTTCAAATAAGAATCTCTTTAGTCTAACACCCAGGTTTGGTTGCATAAGTCTTTCACCAGCTTCTGTACTACATAAATTCAATACATTTTGTTTTACAGCTTCTAGTGTAGTTTTACTTGGATTAGTTCCATCAAAATTTAAAGGAAAAGTAAATCCTATAAACTTATCTTCATCTTTATCAACACCATACCAATTTTGAGCATCCTTATTTACTATCGCCATTTGTTATTTTCCTTGTTTTTTATCTATAGCCTTCATTAAAGCACCATAGTCTTTATTAAAAATATTATCTACTACTTTTTCTGGAACGGCTTCTGGAGTAGCACCCATCTCTCTGATTCTAGCTTCAGGATTCTGTGGTATATTAGTATTACCACCACCAAGACCACTATATTCTCTAGACATTATTTCATTCATTTTACTAGAATCATATTTACCATCACCCAATGTATTCCACTCTTCATCCATAGCAGTTTCATTTAGAACTTGATTCAAGACTTTATTTTTTGAAAATTCAGAATTTTCCAACTTTGGACTTTTCTTTATTAATTTTCTCATTTTATCTGTGTCGTTTTCGACAGGACCTTTTATTTCTTTAATGACACTTTTTACCACATGTCTAAGCTCTTCTCTTATTACTTCTCTAATAGCAGCTTTTAGTCCTATTTTTAACTTGTTAACTTGTTTATTCATAACTTAGTCTCTCCTATTTAATATCTGATTGGTAAAAGCCTTTTCTTTTACCAGTATTTTCAGTTGCGTTTTCTATTGTTGCATCATTGTGTGGATGTATCAAACTTGTAATTAACATCTCACCATATGTAAAATTAGACAATGATCCCAATTCTTCTTTTATAGTATCTCTCTTTGATTTGAGTTCTGAAAGTAATCCCATAACATTAGCCACACTCAAATCGATACCATTTTGGTTATTACATTCATCTAATGTTATATCTTTATTTGAACCATCAGGTAATTGACAAGTAATGGTTTTAGATCCATCTAAATCTACACCGTGTTTACATCCAGACCAACAAAGATTTGGATCTATAGCACCAAAAGTACCACCAGCAGCAGCACAATCTTCAGGTGTCATTTGTTTAACGCTACCATCAGGTAATGTACAAGCACCTAACATAGCATTTAAATCGTTTATTTGATTATTCAAATCATTAAGTTCATTTAATAATTCCATCTCACCAAAAGTACCACCAGCAGCTAAACAATCTTCAGGTGTCATCTGAGCCTTAGTACCATCAGGTAATGTACATTCAACTAAACCATAATTACCATCATCTATACCAGCACCACCCCCTATACCACTACCTTTACCAGCTTGTCCATCACCAGATCCATCACCGGTAGTGGAGTTAGCAAAATCATTAGCCGTCATATTAGAAACGGAATGAGCATCATTACCAGCTTTATTTTGTAATGCCATAAATGCATTTATAATTCCCATAATCATCATAAACAAACCATAAATTTTTAATATCATTAATAATGTTGCTACTATCTGAAAGGCTATTGGCGTTAAATCCGCTAACATAGCTATACACGCAGCATTTATATCAGCACATATAGTCTTAGCCATATCAAAAACTACAACAGCTCCCATACCCGCACCCGGAGATGGTATCATACCTAAAATCATAGTAACAACCTTAACAATTACTAACGCTATTATAACAGCAAATATAACTTGAGCTATTGGTATCAAAAGAGATATAGCCGCATTTATAGCAGTTATGATAGAATTAAGTTTTCTTATAATAGCATTTATTTTTGGAATCATAGCTATCATAACTCCACTCATAATACCAACTAACAATGGTATAATTTCATTTCTAGCTTCTTCTAAATATTTTAAAGCTTGGGACTCTAACATCTTCTTAACCAATTTTTTTACATTTGGTATTCCAGGAAGACCAGGCGCACCTATAGCAGCAAATGCATTCGCTTGAGACTGTAATGCATTTATTTTAGCTAGTGCCCCAGCAACAGCTAATTGTTTCAATGGTATTAATTGTGCCAAATATTGTCTCCCCTACACCTTTAAATAAACTTTTTTACTCAATATCAAATCTGATAATGTTTTTGGATAACCCGTAGATTGTTCCGTACCCATTATTTCCTGAAGAGCTGATACTACCCTATTCATTTCCTTAACTGAATCTCCAGCCAACTTTCTACCTTCTATAGCCGCTGAAGTGGCTACAGCCAAATTTTCTATTTCATTAACTATTAAAGCTAATTGACTTACCATAGCATCACCTAAAACAGCAGCATGAATTATATCACCTGGACCTCCGGGTGGTTTTTCTGGATTACCAAGTGTAATTTTATCCTTACCATTTATATAAACTTCCTTAGCAGCCTCCACTTTAAATAGTGGAGTTTTTACAATAACACTTGTAGCAGAATCTACGAGAAATGTATTACTGGTTGAAAATGTTATATTATTACCAGAACCAAAATGCATAAATTGTTTTGATGCTAAAAACATACTCTCATCTCTAGCATTTAAAGTTATCCTACCAGAAGAAGCAAATAATTGATCTCTATGATAACCGTATATAGTTTTATTTATATCCTCATCATCTTTACCACTTCCACCAAGTTTATCACTTGGACCAGTACCTCTCCCCATAGATGTTGAAAATGTTTTTGATATACTTCTATGTACATTATCCAATTCATCATCGGCTAATGTAAATTCATATTTTTCTGGTCCATCTTCATTACCACTCTTATAATCCTCATTAAAATGTTCTCTTATAGTACCATTTTTAAATATACCAAAAATAGTTCCATCTAAAGAAGTTTCTACATTATTTAAATAATTTCTACCATTAGATATCATTATATAAGGGTTTATATTTCTACTACCAATTCTTATACTATTACCATGTCTACCCTCAAATAACATATCACCATGAATATCATTAGATAAAATACTTTCTGGATTTATTGGAGCATCCAATATGGGTTTTAATCTCTTCTCAAGTCTCCCAACAGGAGTTTTTACAAATAATTGAGCTGTGTTTGAACCTTGATTTTTTTGACCAGACTCAAGACCCGTAGCCAAACCCTTACCAGCAAATTTATCTTTATTATAATTCGGACTACCTTCTGTATTTAAAGGACCCAAATAATAATTAACTCCACCAAATTGAGCCAATAAAACAGGATCATCAATGCTTGGAGTTTCTTGTATACCCCTTAATAATGGATAATATCTATTTTCTTCACCAACAAATGATGTTTTATCAATACCATCATCACCATAATGTGGCTTAGCTATAATACTACCAACCCTTCTAGGTTCACCAGCATATTGTACAGAATCAGCACCAGTTACTACCTTTACAACTATACCAGGTACAAACTGAACAAACGACATTGTTGTGTTCGGATTTTCTGGATCAAGTGGGTTTGGAATCCAATAATCTTTAGGCTGTGGTACAAAAGCTCCCATATATTAATTTCCTCTTATACTTTTTGACTTTTCTTTAATTATATCTACTTTATCAGCTTCTCTTTGTATATCTTCTACATCTTCTTGAAGAGCTGATATTAAATCTTCTTTTTCAGCATCTGATAATAAAAATGATTCCTCATCTCCACCAGATGATTTAGCAAGTATTCTTTGTATAACACCTGCAAGTTTAACAAGATGTTCATCATTCTTAACAGCAACATCCATGTATTCTTTTATAATTGGTGCTACCATAACTACATCATCTATAGTAGTAATAAACCCATGTATTTCAGATATAAGTAAATCTATCTGTTTTTTTCTATCAGATGTATTTTTATAAATATCGTGAGTTAGATCTTGAAATGTCTTACCCTCAAATATCTCATCTTTTGACTTCACACTTTTCTCCTAATATGATTTTAGATGTAACAATTCATATATAAATATAAAAATTGTTAAAATGTTGAAGAAATAAAAAACCCCACTCAATCAAAGCGGGGTAATTTTTTATTTTTTAATTGATAGACTTACTACTTAAAGAAATTATTTTTATACTTATCAATATTTTCTACCAAACCATATTTCTCATAATTATTAATTAGCTTTTGATATTCTCTTTTAAAAACATTAACAACTTTAGTAATATATGATGTTTCTACATTGGTCATTTCCCGTATAAGTATATATAAGGCCTTCTTATTAAAATTTTCAATTTCTTCTCGCCTTTTCATTAATTCAATTATAGCATATGCTACTTTAATATCCTTATTAGACTTAAATAAGTTTGGTATATTATCTTCATAATAAACTATAATATCATTTGTAAAATCTTCAAAATACCTTTGTTTATTTGATTTTGTTGAATGTGTATTCAAAATACTAATATCTACTTGGGATTTATATCTCTTATAATTTGCATTATTGTGTAATATCAAATAATTTTTAGCAACAACCGAAAAGTAACTAAATGCTTTAGAACCTTTAGTGTGGTCATACTTGTGCATATTTATAACAAGAAAAGTTAATACTTCATGTTTAACATCTAAATATACATCATCAAAATATTCAAACTTAAAAGTATTGATTATATTTTCACATAGTTTATCAAATGCTGCGTGTATTTCTTTCTGATATATTTGATTTCTCTTTTCTTGATCTTTGTCTGGATCTAAATCATTATATCTAATAATAGCATCTTGTACTTCCATACCAAAATATAATTTCTTTTTTGGTTTTCTACCTGGTTTCTTTTTTGCCACTATCACTCTCCTCTTTTTCGTTTGTTTCGTTTTCGAAGACTCCATTTAATAACTCCTGTAATTGTTTTAATTGTTCAAAGAAAAATCCAGTTTCATCGTCAGCTTCATAATGCCCTCTACTATCAACCAATTTCATTTTTTCGGTAGCGAAAACTATTATTTGTTGAAATTCTACAATTAAACTTTCATATTGATTTATTCTTCTTAATGAAAAATATACTAATGTAGTTGATGCTACACTAATTAAAAAGAATAATATTGTTAATAACCACCACATATTTATCTCCTATGAAGTTGGAAACAATTCATCAAATTTTGATTTGAGATTGTCTACCTTTTTAGCTTCATCTTTTGTTTTTGGAACTTTTGTATTAACCACTTCTTCATCACTATTATTCCATTGGTCAAACTCAATATGAGTTGCCATCATATCAGCTTGATGTAATATATAAGCCATATTAGAACGAAGATTATAATCTGGATTATATGATTTAAGATAAGCTGTATTTGCCTCATCATATAAACCATCAGTTAATTTAATTCCAATATATTCTTTGTCTGTAACCTTAACACCATAGTGTTGAAGTAACCACAATCCTCTATCAGGTACTTTCATATACTGAAGGTCTGGATTGTGTTTATATATCTCACCACGATTTGTTCTGTGCCAATCTGAATCTTGTGGTACATAGTAATCATGATCTAAATCACCAACCTTACCCAAGTCGTGATGTAAAGCAGCAAAGACTAACTCTTCATCTGTGAAGTTAATCATAGCTCCATTCTTTTCCCATAACTCTTTTAGTTGAAGAGAATGATTCACAATGTGAAGAATATGTTCAACATATCCACCAGGCATAGCATTATGAAATGCTGCTTTACCACTTGCTGGAGCAAACATCATTCTATCTTTAAAGTCATCATAAAACTTTAAAAGATTTTCTCTTCTATCTTCACTAATATATGAATCAATAATCTCTATTAATGTATTCCAATTTGTTTGTATTTGTTCTGCTGTTAGTTTTTTCATCTTACCTCATACCTATCTTTTGTAAATTTAATTGTTGGTTCTTTTCTTAATTTGTTTCTATATGGTGTAAATGAG